CTGTGTTACAGCTCCTTGAGCCGTTGGGGTTTGCTCTGCTAATGTTTTTATTTTACGAGTAGCTGTTTCATTTAAGTTTTTAACTCCGAAACGAAGCATATTCTCTGCTAAATTAATTTTCATGTATTAAGTTCCTTTATGGTTTCTTTACAATAAATATCAATAAAATAAAAAACATGATTCATTTTGAATTGTGAAATTAATTTCATATATTACTAAAAAATAAAAATTATGATTAGATATGGTTATGCTTGTATTAACATGGAGTTATCCGAGCAAGGTATTCGCACCGGTCGCACAATGATTGACCGCAAGTTCAAATTAGGTGGTCTTCAATTGGCTTCAGATATCTCATTGGCTAATGCCCGTGACTTGATAACTATACTCAAATGGAACGAGGCACATGGTATTCGTTTATTTCGTTTAGGTAGCGAATTGTTTCCTCGCTGGAATCATTACCGTTTAGAAGATTTACCAGGCATCGATGCTATTGCTAAACATCTTCGTGCTGCTGGTGACTATGCTAAGGCTCATGGTCATCGCATCACTACACACCCTGGCCCATTCCATATATTAGGTAGTCCCGATCCTGTTGTTGTCGACAATTCTATTGTTAGTTTAGAACGTCATAGCGAGTTGTTTGATATGATGGGCTTTGACCCTTCTTACGAAAACAAGATCAATATACATGTAGGTGCTACTTACAATGACAAGCCCGGTACTATTTCGCGTTGGTTGCATAACTATGATCGTTTATCTGACAATCTTAAGGCTCGGTTAGTTATAGAAAATGATGACAAGGCTTCTATGTATTCTGTACGCGACTTATATACTATGTTACATACTGAGATCGGTATTCCAATTACATTTGACTATTGGCATCATACTTTCAATACCGGCGACATATCCGAGCAAGAAGCATTCTTCATGGCACGTGAGACTTGGCAACGTCATGGTGTTACTCAATGTACTCACTATTCAGAATCTCGTCGTGCTGAGTCTCAACGGTTAATAGAAATGATTTGTGATAAACATAGTATACCAATGGAGGATTTACCAAAGTGGCCTACCTTTGCTAAGATGTATGCAGAATTTGGTAAGATCAAAGCACCGGCTCATGCAGATTATATTTTATCTACTCCTAACACATATGGCGTTGATGATTTAGATGTTATGGTAGAGGCTAAGGCAAAAGAGCGCTCGTTAACAAAGATTGGAGTAGAATGTTGTCAGGTAGGAAACCATCAATTAATTTTATAATATAATAATATAATATAATAATATATATTAATATAATAATAAATAAAAAAAAAGGAAAAGTTATGTCGGAATTTAAATTCAAGTACAAAGTAAAAATTACAGATGACATTGCAGATGCACATGAAATTATCCGTAATGTTGGTCGAACAATCCAAGAAGGAAAAACAGATGTTAATTCTGCATTGCATAATTTAGCAATTGCATTACAAAAATTAGAATCAGCAAAATATTATATCGATCGCGAATAATTAATCATATGGCAAAAAAATTAGGCGGCAGATCTGCCGTTAGAGGTTATCAAAAATTACAATGTAAATATTGCACAAATATTTGCGAACGAGTTGATATCAATGCAACTGCAATTACATGTAGTGTTTGTGTTCAACGAATGACTGAAGGTAAAATATTAGAACCACGTAAAAAATAGTTATGTTAGAAGCAGAAAAAATCAAAGACAATTGGGAACGTTATCGAGAAATTGTTAATACTAGTTTTCCTACCCGTAAGGATGAATTAAATCGAATGTATGATGAGTTAGAAGAACGAATGGTATTTATGCCGGCGTCTTCTATGGAACATTTCCATAATGCATTTGCCGGAGGTTATGTAGATCATATACTTCGAGTAATGGATTGTGCGTTGACTTTACATAATACATGGACAGTATGTGGTGCAGATATGTCTGGTTATACCGAAGAAGAAATGTTATTTGCAGCGATGCATCATGATTTAGGTAAAGCAGGATTTCCAGGAGATGGTAATGAAGTATATCAAGTAGAAACTTCGGATTGGCATCGTAAAAATCAAGGTAAACTTTATAAAACAAATTCCAATATTCCATTTGCAATGGTGCCGGATTTATCTCTATGGTTATTGCAAGAATATGGTGTTAAAGTGTCTTGGAATGAATATCAAGCTATCAAGATCCACGACGGTATGTATGATGAAGCAAATAAACCGTATTTTGTAGCAAGAAGCGCCCAAGCAAAATTAAAAACAAATTTACCAATTATATTACACCATGCAGATCATATGGCGTCTACTATCGAATATGAACGTTGGCGAAATGGTAAAATATCAACACCGGTTTCTAGTAAAGGAAAAACACAACAATCAAATGCACTGAAAAATTTATCAGAAAATAATCCAGATGTTGGAAATGCAATTGTTGATATATTTAGTTCATTTAATATGGAATAATCAATGATAGGAGCTATTATAATAATATTGTTACTCACAGCGGCAGTAACATATCTAATATTCAGATCGTGGGACTTAGCAGGTAAATTAGCAGATTCACAAGAATATATAGAACAATTGGAATTGACTAATGAATATATGTACGGAAAAATTGTTGATTCATATGACCAAATGAAAGAAATTGACCGTTTAGGGGCATTTGAAAAAGATGATGAAGCAGGAACGACATTTGAAATGTTGTATAAAGTAATTAATGATTTAAAATCAGAATTCGATGGCGAAGAAAGCAAAGAAGAGTAATGTATATTTTACTAAAATAACTGAATATGCAATATTAGGGTATAACAAAGTACCTGATAATCCAGTTTTACGAGAACGAATATACCGTAGATTTATATATCCAGCATTCATGAAAATGGCAGAAAACTTAATTAATACGGTTAAACCTACTTATATTGATTCGTCATTCAATGATTTACAAACTGATTTAGTAACGCATTTAACAGAACGGTTAAATAAATTTAATCCTGAATATGGTAAGGCATATTCATATTATACCAGAACATCGTATAACTATTTAATTGGTGAGAATGATAGAGCTTATAAGAAATTAAAAGCAGATTCTGATGAATTAGATATCGATGAACAGCGCAATGTAATTACCGAAATGCATAATGATGAAATGGTCGAAACATTGCAATACTTTATGAATGCATATATCAATCATTGTTATAACAATTTAAATTACATATTCACAAATGCATTAGACATACATGTAGCAGATTCAATTTTACATATTTTTGAGAATCGAGCTAATATGGATGATTTTAATAAAAAACGATTGTATATTTTAATAAGGGAACGCACGGGTTTAGATGGTTCACAAACCGGCGTAATTACTCGAGTAGTAAAAACACTTAAACAAATATATGATGAAAACTTTTTAGAATACGAACAGACAAACTTCATAAATCTTCCTTTTTGATATTTATATTAAAGGAATTTATAAATGGACAAAAATGAGGAACTGTTTAAAGGAACTAGCTTTGCAGATTTAATGTCCGATGTTTATCATAACTCTAAAAAGAAAGATAGACAAATAAACCAGCTTATAGCTCAGTTATCGCCATTAATAAAAAATGCATCAGATGCAACTGTTATAGTTCCATTGATTAAAGAATATTTAGACGTAGCCGTTAAGAATGATGATCATCTCGTCAAACTAACGGCTATTGTCCAACGTTATATTTCTACTAAACAAACGATATCAGGTACTGATAGTTTATTAAGTGAAGAAGAAAAACAACAGTTATTAAAAGTAGCAGAGTCAATTGCTATTTCAGAATTAGAAGATGAACTAGATTCTATACAATCAGAAGATACCGAATTAAATCAACGTATACAAGATGTTACGACAAAGATAAAAACGGAGAATACACGTGAGTAATTCATTAAATGTTTTTATTGCTGAAGTATACGCATACAACGATTCTTATAAATCGCCTAAACGACACTTTGCAATTAATGTTTTAGTTCGAGAAGATTCGAATACTAAAATAATTGAAAAAGTTATACCATTAAATAACAATATTAAACAATTACCTATAGTAGGCGAAAACGTTTTAATCGTAGAAGGATATAGCGAAACTTCAAAAACAAAAGGAGCTCCACAAGAAGCAGATGGTAAAGAAATTCAAAGAGAGAAACAATGGTTTTATTTACCAGCTCCGGTAAATATAAGATTCGGATTAAAAGAAAATATAAGTTATAGTAATTCATCAGATGAATTATATCCAGCCCCAGTTGATCCAGAATTTAAAAATGCAGGGTCTGTTAAAGTTGCTGGATTACAGCCGTTTAAAGGAGATTTATTAATTGAAAGTAGATGGGGTAGTACTATTCGTTTAGGTTCTTCGTGTAAAAAAGATCCTAAAATTTATAATTTAGAACCGACATGGACAGGTGAAGTAGCCACAGATCCGTTAATGATAATATCAAATGGACAACTAGATTCTAAATTAGAACCAAATGTACAGTTTAAATTAGAAAATATTGAAACTGATATATCCAGTATATATTTAACGACTACTCAAAAATTAACTAAATTTAAATTAGGTGGCAAAACTAAAAAAAATCCATTAAAAAAATTTAAAGCTGAATCGGAATTTAATAAATCACAATTTATAGCAACAGCAGACCGCATAGTATTACAAGCAAAGTCTGATATAGCAGTGTTGGATTCTCCGAAAGCTATTGTGTTAAATACAACCGGATATATTAAATTAGGAAACGACAAAGCAGATCAGCCATTACCACACGGCCATGTTTTGTATAAAATATTACAAAAAATATTAAATCAGTTAAGTACTCCAATACAATGTGGTACTATGATGGGGTCATTTATGACAACGGCGGCTATCAAAGAAGCACAAGCCGAAATGAAAAATTTATTAAATAAAAACTTTTTTATAACAAAAAATACATATTAATATGAGTTCTATAGTACCACCATTAGATTACATACCAAAATTACCAGGTATGGGTGTTAATAAAGCAGTTAACTGGTTTGATGAACAAGCAGATAAAGTTGTTGAACAAGTTGCAAATTCGATACGCGAAGTATTAACATTGCCAGAAGACATAAAATGTGATGATCCTAGAATCACAAAAGCTAGAAAAACATTGGAAGATATATTAAAGGCAGTTGAGGATATTAATAAAGCAATACAACAATTACAAACTGTAATTAATACAATAAAAACTATAGTTAATACGGCAAAAACAATTAAAGCAGCAATCACTGCCGCACAATTACTTAATCCAATTACTGCACCGGTATTTATTGCTACTCAATTACAAGCTATACAAGATGCTACAATTGTTAATGCAATCGAAGCCTTAAAACAATTTAAATCAGTACCTCCAAGTGTATTATCTAAATTATCATCATTAATTCCCGTAATAATTGATGCAGCAGCACAATTAGCTAGACCGTGTGATGGTTCTAGTATAGATGTTACAATATCTCCGGAATTAGCAAAAGGTGTAAATGGTGGAGCTCCATCTAATATGAATGCTGGTTCTAGTAATGTGAGTGCTCCGATGCCTATACTAGTTGACGTGTATGATGAAACTAATGAAAAATTTTTAGGTAAATATCATATAATACAAACATCCCGGGATAATTTAAGTTATTGGTCTATTAGACTTGTTACGATTGATACATTTAATAATGCAGTACAATTGAATAATATAGGTGACATTGTTAGAATAACTTGTCCAGCGGGACAAATATTTAGAGCTCGCGTAATTAGCAAAGACGCAGTTTTAACTGAAAATGAATTTTGTTTGAAAACTATTGAAGAATTAGAGAGTATTTGTGCATTATATTATGGTGATGTTGATTATAATGATTGGGTAAAGACTGAATTCTATAATGAAGATAATGTATCGGAAGATGATTTAATATTTAGATCAGACACAATTGAACAATTATTAAGACAACAACAAGATTTATTAAAATCATTATTAGAAGCACCTAGTAAAGTGTATCAAGGTTCTGGGTTACCTGATCCTAATATAGGAAAGCCAGGAGATTATTATGTTGATTTAGCAACTAACAACGTATACGGTCCTAAATCGTCTGTAGAATTGTGGGGTACTAACAATTTTGCAACTGCAGGATCACCTGTTACAGATACGGGTGCAACTAATAGCCAATCAACAGGGATGGCTGATCAAACAAGTGATGCACAATCTCCAAATAATAGCGATACTAGATCTGAGTAAATATTCTGTGTCTGTAATATTTATATAAAAATGAATATTATGGACACAAAAACATTAGTAAAAGCACTTA